ACAGTATTCGCGATACGATGCCGATAGAAAAAATTCTTCTGGCGTATATGGATGAAACGGAAGAGGAGGATGTAGTCGTAGAAGAAAAGATAATTCATGAGGAAATAAAAGATGCGGATAAACCACAACCCGTATCTCTAGTAAAAGACGATAAGAATAGTGCTAATGCTGAAGGTGTACCAAAAGCACCCGAGGTCGTAAAGGCGCCCGAGGTCGTAAAGGCACCCGAGGTCGTAAAGGCACCCGAGGTCGTAAAGGCACCCGAGGTCGTAAAGGCGCCCGAGGTCGTAAAGGCGCCCGAGGTCGTAAAGGCGCCCGAGGTTGTAAAGGCGCCCGAACAAATATCCACTCTCGCCACGAGACCAGAAACTATTATTTCGTCGCCAATTCCGCCGATCAACCCAAGCGACGCTATAAGATTTTCAGATACAGACAGCACGTTAGATTCGGGTGGTGTTGAATCATTCGTAACTGCGCCGAAGGACATCAAGCATTTAGAAGAACTGCGTCGCCGTCGCGAAGAAGAGGAGGAAGATGACGATGATGAATCAAAATTGAACATTGGTGAAAATGTCACCTTAGATATAAGCGATATTAATGATATAAGCAAACCTTTAAAACTGGAGTCAGCGCCGATATTAGATGATATTGAAATCTTAGAACCATTATAATTCGTAAAAATTTATTTTAATTCGTAAAAATTTATTTTAATTCGTAAAAATTTATTTTAATTCGTAAAAAATTAAAATCAATTATAATTCAATAAATAAATGGAACAATATATATTTTATGCGTTGTTTGTATCTGCTTCCTATATATTAATAAAATTTATAGAAATGAAGGTTATTACTAAAGATTTTAAGCCGCTAAAAGACATAATGAGGGACACTATTGTTGTATTTGTTAGTGTTATAATAGGTATGATATTATATTCGCAGGTAACAAACAATATTACAATTAAGGGTTCTCCTGGTGCCTTCATCGGAGAAGCCGAATTTTAAATATGATAATATGCTTTATTATATTTATTAATTAACTTTGAGATACCATGTTATCAATATTAATAATATTATTTTTCTTGATTTTTTTCTTAGGAACAATATATTTATCAAAATGCGGATTTTTAATAACATCACAAGGAATATGCTTATTAACTGTTCTAGCAATCATTTTGTATAATTTAAAGTCGGGATATCTTTCCTCTCCATTGGTTTTATATAGAACATTGCGGTTCTTGTCATCGTGACACCAATCTATAATTATATTTATAATATCCGAGTTATCTTCTCTAGCATTTTCCAATTCATCTACAAAATAATCAAATAGAGAGCATCCTAATCTACACAAGTCAAAACTGTTATTGGGATTAAGGCGTGGTTTATTATCATTAAAATAAGGCTCGCAATTATATTGTGTTGCGGCGTCTCCTTCTGGATGATAACTGTCGCTACAAATAGTGTTTCCACGAAATTTATATATGGCTCTTCCAAAATCAATTAACTTGAAAATTCTACCGAATGTCGGGACCTTGTAATGTCTGTCGCAGTATTTGTAAAATAAATATTGTTTATCAGTTTCAATATACATTATATTATTTGTATGCAGATCATTATGCGTAAATGAAAATACCTTCTGATAAGTAACAAGCATCATTAATATCTGAATTATTATTGAGCTTAGTTCGTCATCGGTGAGCCGATCGCTTGTTAGTAATGAGTCAAATGTATCTTCGCATCTCTCTAGTGCTATCAGTTGAACCGGAAACTCGTTTATATTAATATTTATAACTTCGTCTGAAATGTTTGAGTCTAAACTGTCATCCTCGCTACTAGAATAGTGTTCATCTTCGTCGATATTTGAATTAGACGATCTAGAAGAACAAGATACACTAGAATTGTCATCCTGGCTTGCCTTCGCTATATTTCCCTCATAACATAGTTCTGGGGCATTGTTATCAGACAAATCACTTATTTTTAAAGGATCTTTCATATCTAGATTTGAAATATCAAATACAATATTAATATCGGCGTCGGTTAAGACAATATTCTCATTACTTATATCATCACCTATTGTGATATTACTTTTATAGTTCCTCGTATTTTTATTTAGTAATTCATTCTGAAAGGCATTTTCAAGAGTGAATAATACTGATTTGTTTTTATGAAAATAGTCAGAATCATATAAATAATCAACCTCATCGTTAATATCATATATGAAATTATGTTTTACTCCTAGAAAAGAGCCATAAAAGTCAATACCATGCGTGAATTCGTTATTATTCAACAATTGACTAGTTAAATATGAAAAAAAACTATCTACGTATGCTGAATTATTAGGGTCGCAAAGTTTTGCGTGCGCTTCATTATCAACAAAATTGGGTAATTTTATTAAATCGCTATGAGATACATCGTATTTTCCGGTAATGTATTTTGTAGGGTCTAATAGCGGACTGTATTTAAAAAACATTTGTTTTTTGCTTATTACATTGCTAATATCTGACACCTCTCCTGTATACTTGTTGTCTGATTCTTTTGAAGTTATCTTTCGTATATAATATTTGTTATTAAGATTTATTGAATTATAGTTGCTCTCATTGAGTGTGAAAAAATTCTGATATATTGGAATGTAATTTTGAATATTAGAGAGATTTGTAAATTCGATGTTTTCAAAATTGCTAAATAAATTATTATTATTGTATTTTTTGTAAGCTAATTCCATTATTTAGAATGCTATATTAAAATAAAGTAATATTTAACTCATATATTCGGATAAAAGGATGGTTTTTTTTCTTAAATTCCTATAAATGACTTTAGAACTAAGAAAGTTTGATATGTCACAGATTAGTTTCAGACCAGATGAAAATAAAGGACCTGTCGTAGTTCTAATAGGGAGACGCGACACTGGCAAATCATATTTGGTTCGCGATCTACTGTATTATCATCAAGATATTCCTATAGGGACGGTAATATCAGGAACTGAAGCGGGAAACGGATTTTATGGAGGGCATGTTCCAAAATTATTTATCCACGATGAATATAACACGGCGATTATAGAAAATATTTTAAAACGACAAAAGACTGTTTTAAAACAGGTAAAAAAAGAGATTGAACACTATAATAAATCAGCAATTGATCCAAGAGCATTTGTTATATTAGACGATTGTCTCTTTGATAATAGTTGGACAAAAGATAAAATGATGAGGTTGCTATTTATGAATGGTCGTCACTGGAAAATAATGCTTGTTATCACAATGCAATATCCACTTGGTATTCCTCCTAATCTCAGAACAAATATAGATTACGTATTTATATTAAGAGAACCATACATATCAAATAGAAAGCGTATCTGGGAAAACTATGCCGGTATGTTTCCCACGTTTGAAAGCTTTTCGCAAGTAATGGATCAGTGTACTGAGAATTTTGAATGTTTAGTGATAGATAACAATTCAAAATCTAATAAATTGCACGACCAGATATTCTGGTATAAAGCAGAACCTAGAGGAGATTTCAAATTGGGTTCAAAGGAATTTTGGGAAATATCTAAGGACCTAGGTTCCGATGATGAAGAGGATGTTTACAATCCGAATACCCCTAAGAAGGGCGTTACTAAAATTAATGTTCGGAAGAACAAATGGTAAATTTCATTTTTGGTTCAACACACTTATTATAACTTATAAACACGTCTTTATCGATTGAAAAAACAAAACTACAATCATGTAATTCCGGTAAACGATGAGCCATACAGTAGACTTGATTACATCTACATTTTCCTATCGTTTGTTCCACTGTCGTAATTTTTTTATTACATTTTACGTGGGCACAAGTTGGTTTTGGCATAGTTATACTTAAATATTATTTTTAATATATTTAAGTATGAATTCTTGTGTATTATTCACGCTATCTATTTTGAAATATCGATGGCCGTATTATCTTCGGTTGCATCAGCATCAGCCGCATCAGCATCAGCAACAGCCGCACCAGCATCAGCAACAGCCGCATCAGCATCAGCCGCATCAGCATCAGCCGCACCAGCAACAGCCGCATCACTCTTGTTAATAGTGAGTTCGCTAAGTCCGTGGTCGGTATTCTTATCAATAACAACATTTTCATCTTCAAATAACTCTTTACGAATGTCTGCTACAGTAACTTCATCGTTGAATTTATTTTCTATACTGCTCACATTATTAACCGAGACTAAGTTTCCTTCCTCATTGATAGTTTGGGTTAATACGTTACCGCTAGCAAGAGCCTTTTCTTTATTGTCATTAATTGCCTTTTCCTTGCTTTCCTTTACTCGCTTATCAAATTCATCCTTTGCAGACCTTTCATTCTTATCTTTCTCGCTCATCAATTGATTGAGTTCGTCTTCAAGATATTCAACGCGCCCTGTCTTGTATGCTTCTGGATGAAACGGAATCCACATACCAACGGGACCAACATATACGTCGTGATTGGGGTCAATCTCGCGCAACATCTTACATCTCAATTCTGCCTCCGACTGTGATGGAAAGCAACCACGAACTTTTAATCCGCGAACACTCGTTTTAAAACTCTGCTTTTCGTCAAACGACTTATTCAGGGATTCTTCGTTATTATCAATATAAGTCTTATACTCATCATCCAATGTGCTCGTGAACAGCTTGTCGCGCTGGTCTTTTACAAAATCCTCCAAGTCTTTTGTCAACTCATCAAATTCTAATGCGTCATATTTATATGCAAGAAAACTCAAAAACTGTGTATATTTCTCAAGAGACTTACTCATCTCCCATTGCTTTAGGAACTCGTTAAATACGAAAATATTTTTTTCCTTAATAATCTTTTCCGGAGATAGGAACGAGATACAAGCAAATTTTTGCCCAGCAATTGGCTTATCCTCATCAAGTAGATCAACATAGTTAGAATTTGGCGACCCATCTAAATTTAATTTCGTTGTAACGCCTTGTGGTTTATCCATATTATTAATACATTCATTAATTATTTAAGCTTTTATCGCAGATATATACTTTTTGAAAAAATTTATTTTTTTCTTATTAATATTTATAATATGAGTTTAATAAACGGACTTAACATAAGTGAGTTAATTAAAAGAGCCATAAAGTATTTAGTAGAGGGAATTATGGTTGCGTTAGCTGCCTTCTTGGTTCCGGATAAGAAGCGAACTCTTAACCTTGATGAAGTTGCTCTAATTGCATTATGTGCTGCCGCAACTTTTAGCATTTTAGACACATATGTTCCTGCGATTGCTGTTAGCGCGCGATCGGGCGCCGGCTTCGGTATTGGTGCCAATCTTGTAGGCTTCCCTCGGTAATTTAACAATAACACTAAAATATAATGATAACTGTAAATAATAGTTATTATTTACTAGATGGTGGGTATAAATTCCCAATCTAATTCAATACATATTTTTTTCCAGATTTCATCCTGTTCAATACGTTTCTCTCTGTCTTTTAACATGGGAAAGAATTCTAAAAACTGGACTTGATTAAGCAACTCGCATAATTTATAAACAGTATAATAGTAATTTAAAAAATTTACCCTATCGTCAGGACAATATCGAGCGTATGGTGCCTGAATTTCCATAAATAAATTACACAACGTTTCTTCTAATTCGGGTGACATTATAGGTGGTTTAATTCCGAGCTTATCTTTAATAAATGGAATATGTTCATAATATTTATTGTATCCTAGTTTTTTTAATATTTCCTTAGCCTTTTTATTTGTTATTTGATGAAGACTAATTCTTTCCTTTTTAATCTGTAATTTAATATTAAGCAAAACTTCATCTGGAATTTGCGTGGTTTCTTTGGCCTGAAATTGGGCTAATATTTCGCGGAAATGATTTATTCTTTTATAAGCATAAAAACAAAGTTCTTTAGGTGGCTCCTTATATGATGATTTTTCATTATCAACCAGATATTTAAGAGTAATATGACAACTATTACAAATTAAGATACCCTCGTGATCAACCGGTATTAACTCGCCGTTATTACATGATTTACAAACATCGGTATGATTTATAAAAGAATCCATATTAAGAAAAGCATCATCAACATTAACCAAATATTTTTGTACATTATTTTTATTCAATATCGCCTTGGTTTTGTTTTTTTTTATATTGAAGAACTTATCCAAACTAGTCAATTCATTTGTTCCCTCGGATATTTTCTTTTTTTCTTCAAAATAATCAAAGATAATATTTGAATTTGATAATAAATAATTCTTCTCTTTTTTTTTTGTATCTCTTATCTGAATTCTTATATTTTTAATTCGCTCCTTTATATCTAATAGTTCCTCAATAGACAATCTAGGACTTTCCTTATTTTCGCACAATTTTTGCTTCAATTCTTCTTTCTCTGATTCTAATGATGGAAATAGCTTAGTACTATTATTATTGAATTCATCTAGCATATCACTATGTTTTCCGTCTAAGGTTATGGTTTGTTTAGAATTTAGTACAATTTTTTTGGTGTTTTTATGTTTAAAGCCAACCATTTTTAGATATAATATATAATTTTATTTAAATAAAAACATTTTCGTGTATATTAAATATTCATTTTCTAATCTGTTTTTAATGGAAAAGGAGAATATTTCTATACAACACTCTCCTGAAATAGAAATAGATACAATTAAATTACAAAAAATGGCATTTATTTATAACGCAGTAGAGTCTGGATGGAGTGTTAAAAAACGCAAGGAAGCATATGTATTCACTAAAAGTCATGAGGGTAAGAAAGAGATATATTTAGATACTTATTTAAGAACATTCATTGAGACGAATATAGACATTAACAAATTGGTAGATTCAACATGATAGCGTGATGACATGATAATAATATTAAAAACTTTACAATTTAACTATACATTTTTATATTTATACATTTTTATATTTATACACTTTTAAACAAATTTAGTAAATTTATTTTCTTTAGCATATATATAAAATGGGAGGTGGATTAATGCAACTCGTCGCTTACGGTGCCCAAGATGTCTATCTTACCGGCAACCCGCAAATTACTTTCTGGAAGGTGACC